CTCAATATTAGTAATGGTGGTGAAGTTAAATACTCAATAGAGGTAGATAAACAGGATGATCAAGATCGAATATACATGCACATTACAGGACTTAACGGAACTAGTCAGGTCTTTTCAGGCACTGACATCTTGTCTGAATCTGGAGTATCAACAGGCTACCAATCTTATAATGGGTCTTTCGATTTCAGTGGTGTATTAAATAGAGTTACCATTGAAGTAGGCGGAAGAGACATCAATCTAGCCGTGGGCCCAGTCTTTGATGATGTGAGTGTTAATGTTTTTTATAATGTAATCAATACAATCATTACTCAACAAATAACTACAGTAGAAGAAATTTATTATCTAAATCTTCTAGATACAGAGATAAACTTTGCAGAGGAAGTATTTGAATTTAACGACATAGCTACTAATGATATTGGTGAGATAGAGTTTATGCCTTTTGAATCTGAATATGAGGAAGTAACTTACGAAACTGTTGAAGTAGAAATGGCAGAAATAGAATTAGAGTTTGAATATGTCGAAATTTCTTATGATGTTACTTTTGATGCACCTTCACCCATGGAGTTATTGCCTGCACCTGATATGAATATGGATTTTGAAATGCCTGTTAATATAGAAACCGTTACTTTAGAGATTGAAATGGAAATGGATTTACCTCCACCCGATATGGTAGCTTCTGTAGAAGAGATAGCACCTTCAATTGAAATAGAACCTGAGATAGTGGAAACAGAAGTAGAAGAAACAAAACCACAAATTGAAGCAGTTCAGGAAGAGCCTGAGATGATTGAAGCCGAGCCTGAGGAAACTGTTGAAGAAGCACCTGAAAAGGTAGAAGAAATCGAGGAGGTAGAAGAAGTAAAAGAACCTGAAGAAGAAGCACCTGAAGAGATAGAAGAAGCTGAGGAAGAGGTAAAAGAAGAGCCTAAGAAAGAAGAGAAAAAGGAAGAACCAAAGAAGGAACCTAAAAAAGAATCTTCAGCAAAAGAAAAAGCTGCAAGTAAAATAGTCAAAAAGATTGACGATAAAGCAAGATATGACGATGCAGCTCAAACAAAAACTTTAATAGTTATGCAAATTCTCGGTAATACAAAAACATTCTTTGACACACAGTCGTACATCCAAGATACAAACGTTACAGAATATTTAAACAAGACAATAGATGATCAGTATGGTATGTTGTTTGACATGGCACAAGGGCAGATAATGGATGATATGGTGAACTCACAATGGCTGAAGTCTCAGTAGGCGGCGTTTCTTTTAAAGGTGGACGCATGATGGCAGTCATTCTAGCACTTAGTAGTGCTGTAGGTGTTTTATATGGCGGGTTCGAAGCTTTCAAAAAATTTCAAGATATGTCTGCTCAGATTGAGTCCTATACTGCCCCTGATTTAAGCGGGTTTGATAAAAAAATTGCTCTTGTAGAAACACAAACAAAATCACAAATAGAGCTAGTATCACAACAATTAGATGCTTTGAAAAGCGAATTAGAAATTATATTAGGTGAAATAGACCTAATAAGTCAGGTAAGTCGAGAACTTAAAGACGACCTTAAAACAGATTTACGCAACGTTGAGCAAGACGTACGACACATAACCGAAATTGTAAATGACGTGGAAGATAGACAAAAAGAAGACTCAAGAGAACTTATAGAAGAGATGAAGATAATGGAAGAAAGCCTTGACTTGAAGATTAATAAGGCTTTAAATAACCCTTTAAGTGGAATGTCCGCAAAAACAAAATAGGAGTATGTCATGTGTGGTTGTAAAACAGATCAGGATTGTCAATGTCGTTTAAGATAGAGCTTAAAACAGTTTTGCCCTATTTGGTGCTATTTGGAACTTTAGCAATGACTTGGGGCATGTGGAGCGAACGCTTAAATGCAGTAGAAAAAAAGGCTGATAGTGTTGCAGAAATGCAACAGGATTTAGCTGTTATAAAAGCACAACTAAAGTCTATGGATGAAAAAATGGACTGGATGGAAGGTTTTTTAATAAAGAATTATAGTGAGTTTTAATGGCCATTGGGAGATCTCAAATGGCTCAACAAGTAAGTAAACCGGGAGGTAAAAAAAATGGCAAAGTTATGCGCAAGAGGAAAAGCCGCCGCAAAAAGAAAGTTTAAAGTTTACCCTTCAGCGTACGCAAATATGTACGCTAGTGCAGTATGCAGTGGTAAAGTTACCCCTGGTGGTAAAAAAGGAGCTAAGAAAAAAGCAATGGGTGGCTCTATAAACGAAATATCTCAATCAAGGAAACAAGTTTCTGCAAATAGAAAAGTCAAAGGAGGTAAAATTATAGCTGCTGCTTGTGGCGGAGTAATGCGTAGGAAAGAAACCACACTCAGTTAAGGAGGTAAATCATGGAAAAATTATGGAGCAAATGGAATAGCTTAAACAAAAAAGGCAAGATTATTGCCGGTGTTGTTGGAGTTGTTATTCTATGGGTCGTTTATAATCAAGTCTGGTAATGGCTAAAAAAGGTTTACGCGCTTGGGTTAAAGATAATTGGGTAGACATAGCCAATAAAAAATCCGATGGTTCTTATCCTAAATGTGGTAGGAGTGGTGGAGAAAAAAGAAAAAATTATCCTAAGTGCGTTCCTATAGCAAAAGCAAGAGCTATGTCAAAAGGTCAAAAAGCAAGTGCCGTCAGCAGAAAACAAAAAGCAGGTAATCCAGGCGGTAAACCGACCATGGTAAAAACAATTGTCAAGAAGAAAACTAGCCGAAAAAATAAAAAGTGATGTAATAAATTGGTCTAAGAATGTCTTAGAACCAATGAACAAACATATAGGTTTTCCAGCATGTCCCTTTGCTGCCAAGTGGAGAAGAGATAACAAACTTCGAATAGAGGTTAGATCAGACAAGACTAAATACGAAAAGCATTTAACAAACATAATAAAAGACTGGAACAAAAAACAACACGATATTATAATTTTCTGTGATCCTTACTGGGATCAATATGACGAAGAACAGTTTCAAGAAAAAATAGATTTTTACAATAAAACCTACAATAGAAGAGATGTTTATTTTATGGGTTTTCATCCCAATAACCCTGCTACAGTAGAGGACCAAGAATTTCTTGTAAATCCTCACGATGATTGTGATTGGGAGCCTGAATATCAATATAGTATGATGCTCATGCAAAAGTTTAAACAACTCTATGAAGCAAGTTGCAAACTACATAAGATAGGTTATTATAAAAAATGGCCGGCAGAGTATTATGACGATGTTGTAAAAACTCGCCAAGAAACGTACGAAAAACTTTTTAAAAAGGAGAAACGACATGGGTCCAATGAAAAAACAAGCCATGAAAAGAGGCGGTAAGCCTGTGGCTATGAAGCGTGGTGGCAAAGCTAAAAAGTCAGTCACTAAAAAAAACAAAAAGAAAAAGAAATAACTTATGGCTACCTCGGGAACAACTAATTTTGATTTGAGTATTGATAGGGTCATTGAACGTGCTTACGCGCGTTGCGGTATGGATCTTAGAACAGGTTATCAGCTGACCGCAGCAAGAGATAACCTAAACTTACTTTTTTCAGAATGGGGTAACCGAGGTATACATTTATGGAAAGTTATCAATCATACTCAAACTCTGACAGCAGGAACAAATGTTTATACTGCTCCTGCAGATGCTTCTGATGTATTGGAAGTAGTTTTTAGAAATGGTGATACTGATACCACTATGACAAAAATATCTAGATCGGAGTATGAGAACTTACCTAATAAAACATCACAAGGTACTCCTAGTCAGTATTATATTAAAAGAAATTTAAGTTCTGTGAAGATACACTTGTACTTGACCCCCAACACAACAGGAACACAATTAAATTATTATTATGTTGGAAGAATTGAAGATGTTGGAGCATACACAAATACACCTGATGCTCCGTATAGATTTTTACCTTGCTTAGTTTCAGGTCTTGCTTACTACACCTCACAAGAAGTGGCATTAGAACGTTCACAAGAACTTGAAAGAAGATACGAAGCTGAGCTACAAAGAGCACTCATAGAAGATAGTCAATCTACTTCAGTAAATATTGTTCCTCAGAACTTTTACTCAACGGGGTAAAAGATGGCATTTGCATCAGGAACATTTTCAAGAGCGGTCTGTGATCGTTGTGGTCAAGAATATAAATACCAACAACTTAAACAAGAGTGGAATGGTTTACACGTTTGTCCTGAATGCTACGAACCTAAACATCCTCAATTAGATCCACCCTATCATGCCCCTGACCCAGAAGCTTTACAAGACCCTAGAGTAGAATCAACAAGTGTTTTAAAAGATACCTCTCCTACTGGACCAGATGATGCAACCTTTAATACATTTTCTCAACCAATGCCTATGACAGTTTTTGTAGGAAGTCCTGGTGATAGTTCTTTTCTTACAACTGTACAAGGTACTTCTCCTGCTGATGGATCAGCACCTACAACTTCTTCAAGTATGTTGCCTCAAACACCTCTTAAAAAATTGATAGTAAAATCAGCACAAGGAATTGTGACTGTAAGCACTGCAAGCACCACAACTTATACAATTACTGTGGGTAGCAAAACTGGAGGGGGAAATGCCTATTATGTTGATGGAGTTGAAAGACCTGTTTTGTCTCTTACTGAGGGCCAAAATTATATATTTAATTTAGATGCTAATACAGTCGACAGTCATCCGTTTTACCTAAGTTCTACTTCTGATGGAACTCATGGTGGCGGATCAATTTATTCTACAGGTGTAACATATAAAATTAACGGAAGTTCTGTTTCTCAATCTGCTTATAATAGTGGTTTTGGAGCGGCTACAACTAGATCTCTAGAAATTACAGTAGCAATTGGAGCGCCAACACTATATTATTATTGTGCATCACACTCAGGAATGGGTAACCAAATAAACACATGAACTATTCTGAATTATTAGATAACGTAAGAAATTACACAGAAGTTGGATCAGAAGTATTATCCAATACAGTTATTAATGTCTTTATTACCAATGTAGAAGATAAGGTACAAAAACAATTAGATCTTGATGCCTTTAGAAAATTTGCAACATCTAGCTTTACAATAGGCAGTCCTTTTCTAACATTACCTGAAGATTTTGATTTTGAGAGAGGTATGCAAATAGTTGACGGAAATGCAGATAGAACTTGGTTAGAGCAAAGAGATACCACTTTTATTGACGAGTATAATGTCGACCGCGCGAATAATACAGGAACACCAAGGTACTATGCTAACTGGGATCAGAACACAATGATAGTAGCTCCTACGCCAAACGCCGCTATTACAGTAGAACTGTGGTATAATAGAACACCTGAAAGACTTGGAGATGGTACTTCAAGCACAAGCACTACAACTTATCTTTCAAATAATGCTTCAGAAGTTTTGATATACGGCACAGTTGCGGAAGCTTTTTCTTACTTGAAAAATCCTACATATGTGCAATTATACGATCAAAAGTACAATCAAGCTGTACAAGGCTTATCTGTAACGCAGATGGGTAGAAAACGAAGAGACGAATATGCAGATGGAGTCCTGCGTGTGCCGTTGAAATCAGTGACTCCAGGAGGTAACTAACCATGGCGATTACACAAGCAGTATGTGATAGCTTCAAAAAGGAATTGTTAGAAGGCGAACACGACTTTCGTTCCTCTGGTGGAGATCAATTTAAACTAGCTTTGTATGGTGCATCAGCATCTTTAAGTAACACAACTACAGCATATACAACTTCTCAAGAAGTCGGTGCGTCAGGCACTTATGCAGCAGGTGGTGGTAACTTAACAAGTACAGGAGCTGGAAAAACCAACAATACATCTTTTATTGATTTTAGTGATATAAGTTTTACAAGTGCAACTATTTCAGCTCAAGCAGCTGTTATCTATAATGCCAATACTTCTGCAACAACAGTTGATAATGCAGCAGTTATGGTTTTAGATTTTGGTGCAGTTAAAACATCAACATCAGGAACTTTCACAGTACAATTCCCAGCTAATGATGCTTCTAGTGCTATTTTAAGAATTACTTAAAAGTAACGCC